GATAAATCTCCCAGGACCAAGCATGAATACCAAGGGCTTCGCGCAGAAGATCCAGAGAACCTTCCACTTGATTCACCAGAGTCACTACACACCTCCACCAAACAAAATATCTACCCATGTTGAAATTTTCTCAGAACTGCTAACATACGTTGACTATGAATGGCAGAGGGCAGCGATCGGCGCTTCACGATGGGTTGAGTTAGCTGCTGAGGAAAACGAAATACACATCCCTTTTAATACCAAGGACGAGCGACAGGTCAACTTCTTAATCGCCATTATCCATGTTGCTATTTCGTTGTATTCGAACTCAGGAGTAGAGCCTTTCGCTGATTGTGATCTAGAGAAAATTTTGAATGGCGACTATGAGAGTAGTAAGTTCGATTGGAATGTGGTGTTCGACATTGTTTTGCCAAATGATGTAAGATTGAAAGAAAAGACGCTTAAAGCAGCGGTGGTTGAGGAAGAACGTGTTGAACCTCGTCCAAAACGTAGAGAGATAACGCTTGGAGGACAGAGGCCTTTGCAGACTAGGGATGTGCGTTCGGATTCTGATTTGATTGTTTTGAGCAAACTTGAGGCGTATGATGATGTTGTTGAAAGACCAAGGCAGAATAACACCGACATTATCATCCATCGACTTGGTTTAGCCAAGATGAATCCTGCGAGTAATTCAATCCTACCGGCCAAAATCTCGCGAATCATCACTGAACAAGTATTTGGAGCTGGAGTGAACGTCGATTACATTGCCAGACCAACTGAAGGATTTATATCTCTGTCGACCGCCACCTACACGGTAGCTTCTTACTTTGAACGGGGCATCGCCAATTATGACATCAATGCCGTCTTGGACAACATCATTGATAAGACCGATCAACTGAATACAACCGATACCGTCGTTGAGCTACCATCCATTCCGCCAGAGGACTCGTCAATTGAAGTGGCGACGCCGTCGCACGAGACGTTCTTTGATATCAACACCATGATATACATCATAATGTGCTGTGGAAGCATCACTAATCCTATGATCCAGCGCCTAAACGGTATCGTCACCAGATACAACACGACCAATTACGTGGTAAGTTATCCTGATACTGACGATGGAAGGAAGAAGGCATTGGCTGAGCGTGCGGTTATCACTGTGGACGGTAAGTACTATAAGTGCTACAACGATATCAAGGCTGACACAGATAAGCGAAGAATTCTCAACCCAGCTGTCATCAAAGAGGTTATGATTAGTCTGCGTCACTATTGTGGTAGTGTCATTCATTACAGAGAGAGGATGGAAGCGACTCATATTAGTCAAGTGTTTTGTCTTCTGATGGGAATATGCTATGGTGGCTTAGATACCAAGAAGATCAGGTGTCGATGGTTTGAGTGGCCCGCCGTATCTAACGTTCCAGTCACTTCTAGTTACGCAGAGTTTAAAGGCAGTAACAGTGGTCTGCCACCTTACCAATGTCGCAAATTCACACCACGAACGGTTATGACATCTTTTGCGCATTGGAATTTATGGGCGTGGATGCTTGATTTAGCAATTGACAAACGCATGTCGTCAGATCGTCATCTTAGTATTATGAAGATTTACGTTTTGAACGCTTTCAGTCATTTAGTTCTTAATTCCTCATTAGAAAATAGCGCCAACATTTTAGGTCCTTTTCCATCGTTTTCGGGCTACACCGCTTTTACATCTACATCTATAGTTCGTGATGTTTCTTCGTGTCAACGTCTAGCTCCGTTCCTACTCCGCATGTTTAGTTTAGTTGATTATGTCGCGGCAGCAGCGAGTTCAGAAGCCAGCGGTTCCGGTGTATGAGAGAGAGGGTTGCTTTAGGTGAGACGGCTTAGCATTGCCTCATGAACTTGGTCACCTGAGTGGCTCTCAGGCCTGGCACTGGGCAGAGATAGAATGGGTGC